TGACATTAATACCAAGAGCACCCAAGGTTAATTACCTAAACAACAAGGATATGTTGTTAGAAATACACAGAAGCAAGACATCATATTGCAGTTTTATCAAACCCGAATATCATCAATACGATTTAATTGTACCAAGTACTGATAAAATTAACATTCGGACTATTGCAGAATCCAAACGTAATCAAGCCAAGCGGCAGGGAGATGCTGAATATCAGCGCAGAAAGGCCGCTGGAGAAAAAGTCAAACAAGCAGATTGCGAAATAGATTACAAGAAAATAATCAAAACTGACCTAGTGTTTAGGGTGATGTCTTATGACCATATTCCATTAAACGGCGTTAGGAAAAAGAATCCAAAAACGTTAGCAGATCACCGAGACAAAGTGAACTTTCCTCCGTTTCAGCATTGGAAATTCAACGAAGAAGGCACATTAGTTTGTGTTGGAAAAAGTCATTGGAAGGGAGATTTGGATACTGGACACTTTGACAAAGATGCGGGCCAAATTACTCCAACGTTAGCACGAATGATGTTAAAATTATGTGAGAGGTATGCTACTCGAGGCAACGTTCGTGGCTACACATACAATGACGAAATGAAGGGTCAGGCTATTTTGCAGTTAACCCAGATTGGATTACAATTTGACGAAAGCAAATCGGACAATCCGTTTGCCTATTTCACTGCGGCTGTTACCAACAGCTTTGTTCGTGTTATTAACATTGAAAAACGTAATCAAAATATACGAGATGATATTTTAGAAATCAACGGCATGAATCCCAGTTATAGTAGAACTGGGGCAGGAGAACACGAGGCTGCACTTAAACGACATAACGAGGATACTACTAGTGAGTAATTTGTTTAAAAAAGTTGCCTGTTTCACAGACATACATTTTGGATTAAAGTCAAACAGCAGTGTTCATAACAAAGACTGTGAGGACTTTGTTGATTGGTACATTGCTAAAGCCAAGGAAGAAGGGTGTGATGTTGGAATTTTTATGGGCGATTGGCATCACAATCGCAACAGCCTCAACATCACTACTATGGACTATAGCCTTAGAGCCCTTGAAAAACTGGGACAGGCTTTTGATAACTTTTATTTCTTTCCTGGTAATCATGATCTTTATTACAAAGACAAGCGGGATATCCACAGTGTTGAATTTGGAAAGTATATTCCTGGTATCACTGTGGTACATGAACCCACTACTATTGGTGATGTTACTTTGTGTCCTTGGCTTGTAGGTGAAGAATGGAGAAGCATTGGCAAAAAAGGTGGCAAGTATATATTTGGTCACTTTGAGTTACCCAGCTTCTTTATGAATGCCATGGTACAAATGCCGGATCACGGTGAGATCCAGTTAGATAGTTTTCAAAACTATGAATTAGGATTTAGTGGGCACTTCCACAAACGTCAACAACGTCAAAATATGATTTACATTGGCAATGCATTTCCGCACAACTATGCAGATGCATGGGATGACGAACGTGGCATGATGGTTCTAGAGTGGGATGGCAAACCTCAATATCATACTTGGGACAAACAACCCACGTTTAGAACACTAAAACTAAGCGAATTAATTGACGGTGCTGACACTATTATTAAACCCAAGCAACATTTAAGAGTTGCATTGGATATTGATATTAGTTTTGAAGAAGCTAGCTTTATTAAAGAAAAGTTCATTGCCGACTACGATATTAGAGAGCTTACTTTAATTGCAGAAAAGAAACAATTAGAAATCAACACAGATATAGACATCCAAGCGTTTGAAAGTGTGGACCAAATTGTGAGCAGTCAAATTATCAGTATTGACAGCGACCAGTTTGACAAGAACAAACTCTTGGAAATTTACAATAGCCTATGATAAAAATTAAAGAACTAACAGTTAAAAACTTTATGAGTGTGGGTAATCAAACCCAAGGTGTAAACTTTTCTCAAGAAAACTTAACACTNGTGTTGGGTGAAAACTTGGATCAGGGCGGAGACGACAATGGAAGTCGCAACGGCACTGGTAAAACCACCATTGTTAATGCACTTAGTTTTGCCTTGTTTGGTAATGCACTTACTAACATTAAAAAAGACAACTTGATTAACAAGATCAACAATAAAAATATGTTGGTCACACTTTCTTTTGAAAAAGATGGTATCAGTTACAGGGTTGAGCGTGGGCGCAAGCCTGCTCTCATGCGGTTTTATGTCAATGACGAAGAACAAGAATCCGAAGAAACCGATGACAGTCAAGGCGATGTTCGCGAAACACAAAAAGATTTAGATGATATCATAGGTATGAGTCACGATATGTTCAAGCATATTGTAGCTCTAAACACTTATACAGAGCCGTTCCTTAGTATGAAGGCAAATGAGCAACGTGTGATTATTGAACAATTGCTAGGTATTACACTTCTTAGTGAAAAAGCAGAGCATCTTAAGGAACTTATCAAGCAAACTAAAGACAGCATCTATCAAGAAAATGCAGATATCGAAGCAACTAAGAAATCCAACGAAAAAATACAGCTGAGTATTGACAGTTTGTTCACAAGACAAACAGCTTGGCGCAGTCAACACACCAGTGAAGTTGAAAAGATTGCTCGTGCTATTATTGAATTAGAAAATGTAGACATTGAAGCAGAATTACAAGCACATGCAGAACTAAAAACTTATACAGAACAGGCCGCTAAACTAAAAAGTCTCAATAAAGAGCGGGCAACGCTAGAAAGCGCGACAGCGCAAGCGGAGCGAAGCGTAAAAAAGTACGCTAGCGAGCTTGCCGCACTGGATGGTAAGAAGTGTCACGCTTGTGAACAGGATCTGCATGACCACAAGCATGAACAAATGAGCTCTGTGGCTGCTCAACACTTGGCAGAAGCACAAAAGTATGCAGACAAGGTGGCCAAGGATCTGGGCAAGATCACACGAGAAATTGCCAGCATTGGTGAAACAACAGCTAGGCCAGACACTTATTATGACACAGTGGAGCAAGCACTCAAGCATCAGAACAATTTGAAAACACTGGAAACACAACTCACTGTGAAAGACGGTGAGATGGATCCATATCAAGAACAAATTGACGAGTTGACTGACACTGCACTGCAAGACGTCACATGGAACAACGTTAACGAGTTGAATACTCTCAAAGAGCATCAGGAGTTTTTACTCAAACTGCTGACCAGCAAGGATTCATTTATCCGTAAAAAGATCATTGACCAGAACCTGGCCTATCTAAACAACAGACTCACTTACTATCTTGACCGGATGGGATTACCACACACTGTGACATTCCAAAACGACTTAACAGTAGAGATCATGCAGTTAGGGCAGGATCTGGACTTTGACAACTTATCGCGTGGTGAACGCAACAGACTTATACTGAGTTTATCGTGGGCGTTCCGTGATGTGTGGGAAAGCCTATATCAACAGATCAACTTGTTGTTTATTGACGAGTTGATTGACAACGGATTGGATGCATCAGGTGTGGAAGGTGCGCTGGCAGTGCTGAAAAAGATTGCACGTGAACGCAAAAAGAACATTTTCCTAATATCACACAAGGACGAACTGATTGGTCGTGTGAACAATGTGCTAAAAGTCATTAAGGAAAATGGATTCACTTACTATGCCAACGATTTAGAGATCAATGAGTAAGCACGTTGAACCCGTTCCGTATCAGAATGAAGAGAGCCATGAACAACTCATGGCAGCTTTTAGAGAATATTTCAAGGCAAATCAAGATTGGCAAAACAAAGGCACACGCATAGCAGGCGAAAACATGCGCTACTGGTTGGCGCAGATCCGAATCATTGCAAAGGCACGTCGTGAACATGTGCAACAGTATCGCGTTTGGTTGGATAGATCCAAGTTGGAACGCAAGGCAAATCAAAAGGCACAGGGTAGGAGCAAGCCAGACACTAACTAGTGTATGTCTTGGTACTACGAAAATCAATTAATAGAAGAATTGCCCGAGGATTGTGTTGGGTTTGTTTATCTCATAACAAACACAGTCACTGGGCGTATGTACATAGGCAAAAAACTAGCCAAATTCGCAAAAACCACCTACCGGGTGGTCAAGTTGAAGAACGGCACCAAGAAGAAAAAGAAAATCCGTGGTAAAATTGACAGTGATTGGCGCACCTATTATGGGTCGTCGGATGAATTGCTCAAGGATATCGCGCAGTTAGGTCCGGAAAACTTTCGCAGGGAAATACTATTTTACTGTAAATCCAAGGCAGAAACGTCATACATAGAGGCTCGTGAACAGTTTGGTCGCAGGGTTTTNGAATCAAAAGACTATTATAACGGACAGATTTCTGTTCGTGTACACGGCTCACACATACTAAAAAATCAAC